GGCGAGATGGCTCACGTTCTCCGTGAAATCTGTGCCGACCTTGCGGCGGCTTATTATTTTGAAGATGAATCCATGTTTCAAACAACAACCACAGATGGCTCTCTCCGCAGTAGTGCGCTAAGAGAACGGGGAGAAAAAAACCTCAAACGATTGGCGCATTTGGGGAGTGTTGATTGATGTTAGACGTTGGGGTTCACATTGATGACCGTGAATTACAAGATTTGCTTCGTGATTCAAAGCGTGACATGAAGAAGGCCATGAGAGATGGTTTTGGTCGTGCTATGACAGAAACCAAACGTAAGACACAGCAGTATCTTAAAGCGGCACTTGCACCACAGCGAATAGCAACATCTCTTGACCATGAGATAGAAACCGACAGTCAAGGAAACGTTACTTCTTTGTTTGGTAGTCGAGGTCCGAATCTCGACGGTGCTATCGGTGTTGGTATTCACACATCTCCCGATGACGACGAAAATCAATACAACTTTGGTGTGGCTTTCGATGAAGGTCGAACTCAAAGAACAATCTATTGGAAATCACCAAAGGCACAGGCACGAGGTCGTGAAATTGGTCGTAAGGGTTCGGGAACTGCGTGGTTGCCTCCCGAAAAATTCACATTCTTTGGATTCCCTCGATTACAATACATAGAGTTCGCTAAGAATGACTTTGAAGAACGTTCACCTCGTATCGTCAAGAGGTTCATTGACAAAGCATACAGAAACAGGGGTGGTGAATGATGGCGATTGCTACAAGGACACAGTATTGGACATCTCGATTGAACGGTGAAGACCCAACCAATCCAACGGTTGCCAATTCACAGAACAACGAAGTATGGACAGCAACAGGTAGTGGTGCGAGCGCAAGTGGCGGATATTGGTCGGTCACAGATGCGAGATACCACATAGTTCCTACAACCGACGCATACACCATGTTGGCAGTATTTCAATACACAACTGCACCCGATAACGATGAGGTTTTGATGAAGTTGGACAACGGCACAAAGAAAGTCGAAGTCAAGGCGTTTGGTGAAAAGGTCAAATTGGTTGGTGCTACTACTGCAACGAGCGATGACTTAGACATCTCTATGGCAACCGACAGCGCAGTTCCTATCATGCTAAGATTGACGCTCGACGCATCGGGCAACGCTCGTCTTTATATGCGTGAAATTATAGAAGATGACGATGGTGCTACGCATTATCTTTCAGTAGCAGGTGCAAGTGGCTCAAGTCGTAGGATGGAATGGGGCAACAACACAGGCTCAGTTCAATGGGCTTCGGTCTATGCAACAACCTTTGGTTCGTTCGGGCCAGATGAACTCACACCTTCCGACTTCGCAACCGATACTCTTTGTCGTATGGCATTGTCAATCGTTGAACTTCTCAAGGACAGCCAACGTATGTATCTCAAAACCCATCTCGATGACAGCGCAATCCGATACGGATTTGATGTATCGAACAAGATGCTGACGAGAATGCAACCTCCTTTGATTCACGTCATGCTTGAGAAGGTACAAAGTCCCGAATTCAACGCTCTCGGTGGTGGTCGGGTGGACCAAGAGTATGAAGTGGTGGTCTATGTGACGACTCGTGGAACGAACTACGAGAACGCATATCGACTCGGATTGAACATCGTTGGCGAAGTGTTTGATGAGGTCTATCGCAACACAGGATTGAACGGAACAACTGACAGCCTTAACGATTATTCTCTCACCCTTGACCACAAATTTGACGACGACGACACCATCTGCACACACATTCTATCATTCACCTATCTTCGACGTATAAATATGCGAACACGGTGAGAACCCTTAAATGACAACCGACTGATGCTTTCACTTAAAGGAAGTGCTATACTATGCCTCAAGCATTTGACAACCGATTCGTTGCATTGACAAAAGAATCCACCTATGGAACAAATCCAGGTAGTGGATATGTCTTTGGTGAAGTGGATGATGAATCCATTCGCCACCAATTTGACCTACTTACTCGTGAAGATATGAGCCGATATGGTTCAGCCGAATCTCACGCAGGTAAAGAGTTCTCCGAAGGTGACATCAACCTATCTTTGATGGCTGACAACTTTATGGGTCACATCCTTGTTGGTATTATGGGTAAAGACACCGTTACAGGTAGCGGTGCGCCATACACCCACACCTTTACAGAAACAGAAGCAAGTGCATCCCTCGATACCCCTTCTTTCAGCCTCATAGTAGGTCGAGAAGAACACGAGCATTACTATCTCGGTGCTGTTGTCAATTCAATCTCCGTATCTGCAAACCTCAACGAGTACGCAACCATCGGTGCGAACTTCATGGCAAAGTCCGAAAGCGCAACCGCCAACATCGGAACACTTAGCCCATCGTTCGCTACTGCATCCCCATCTCTTTACTTCGCTAACGCTAAGGTTTTCTTCAACAATGACAGCACAGCATCCGACGCTGTAAAGTCAATCTCTTTCGACATCAACCTCAACCGTGATGGCGACAACGCCTGTGGATTGGGAAGCACAACCTACGTTCGTGCGCCACCTGCACAACGACGTGAGATTTCGGGAACTATCGAGTTCAACCGATACCTAACTGCCGCCGTCGAGAGCGAGCCTCTTTACACACAAATGGTCGCTACTGATGGTCTTGAATTGAATCCAGGTAGCGGTAATACTGCTCTCAAGGTTCAGTTCGGAGATGACACCACAGGCGACCTTATCACATTCAACTTTTACAAGATTCGATTTGAAGCACCAGAAAGCAACGTATCGGGTCGTGACAGCCAAACCGTATCTGTCGGATTCATCGCTCTCTATGATGATGGCGATGCAAACAAGATGATGGATATTGTCATGAAGAACGCACAATCAGCCGCATATTGAGGTGATTGTCTATGGCAAATAACGGTGGGACTGTTATCACAGATAAAACAAAATTGATGGTGAACGAATTTACGGGAACGGCGGCTGAAATTCAGACCGCTTTCCGAGCCGCCATCGCAAACAACGACGTTGTTATCACAGCGAACGCAAGTAGGAAAAAAGACTCCAACGACATAGTATTGACCGTCGTATGGTATGATGTAGCATAAGCATAGAAACAGAAAAGAGGAAGTATAATGCCAGTATTGACAAAAGAATTTGAACTTGAAGATGGAAGCAAAATCCTTGTCCGACAAGCGGGCGGGATGACTAAATTGCGAATTGAGAATATCCAAGCGAGGGTATTCCGTGAACATATGCACTTCGGTCTTGACCCGACAGAATGGACACCAGAACAACAGAACGAATTTACTGATGCTCTTGAAGCCGCAGGTGCGGGTATGGATGCACAGATGGAAGCATGGATTCCTAAGTCGGTCATTGAACCGAAGGGCTTTGACGTGGATGACTTGACAAGCAAGGAACTCCGCATGATTCTCGGATTCGTAAGAGGGGATGACCCAGAAGGTGCGCCCCCTTTGGACAATTCAGCAGAATAGCCCCATCCCTTTGCATGGCTTACAAAGGGGTTCTGCCGAGCGATTTGTGGGCTCGATACGATTGCGAGGGTGGACAAGAAATGTTGCTTCTCGACATGGGTGTTGCGTCTGAAATTCAAGACAGAATCAGTGAAGCGACAGACAACGCTAAGAAGCGAAGAGATGGTAACGCTATGGAGGCTCGACGTAAGCAACGCCAAGCAAAACGCCAATTGTTAAACGACAATGAAGGGATAGACTTATTCAAGTCGTTAGGCATCCCTTTAGAAAAGAAGTAGTAGCAGGTGGGACAGGTGAATGTTAGTTGAGTTGTTTTTACCCCTATACGTCGCTTCTGTGGCTATTCTTTTGCTCGTGCTTAGGGCAGGTGCATCGAGGGTTTTCTTCGACGTTGTAGGTACGTTCCAAGCCGAAAGATTGATTGCTGACGCAAAGGCAAAGGTCGGTGTGTTTGAAGGGCTTATGCTCGACGGTTTGACAGGTATCACAGAATCAGCCGCACTACTTGATGAGCAACTACAAGCAGTAGTCGATACTACTGTCCCTCTCGCTCGTAACATAGCCGAAGCGAGAATCGAATTTGAGAAGTTCGCCAACTTCGCAGAAGCCTCAACTGTCGAAGCCGAGATTATAGCCTTTGGTGAGTCGATTGGTTTCACAGCCGACCAAGCCCTAAACGCAGGGTCAAGAATGGCACAGTTAAGTGGTGTTCTCGGTGGCGGTGCTTCTGTCGGTACGGCTACCGAGATGGGTATTACCTTTGGTTTGATTGGTGGTATGGAAACCCAAGATGCGATGACTCGACTCATCAACTTACAACAACAGACAGGATTCATGCAAGGTCATTTGACTAAAGGACAATTCAACATGATGTCGGCTGAACAACAAGCAAACATTGTTCGTGCAAACTCCATATCCCTTCTTGATTCTCTCAACACCGTTGAAAACCGTTCGTCGGCAACAATGCAACAAATTACCTTCGTTATGAATCAGTTCGCATCTTCGGCACAATTGGCAGGGGATAGCATACACTTCATGGCGGGTGCTTCCGCTACGCTCATTGAAGCGGGTGAAGAACAAGGAAAAGCGGGTCGTGCTTTGCGTATGATGTATGCCCGACTTGGTGCAAACACAGGAGAGAATGCTGAAATCCTCGCAAAACACAATATCGCTGTCAAGGATTCAAACGGACAACTTCGGGCTATGGAAGACATCTTGGGAGACATCGCTAAGTCAAGAATCATGGATAGCGATGCTGAAAAAATGCGTGTAGCACAGGCTATCGCAGGTAATGACCACTACGTTAGAGCAATCAAGTTGATGGAGGGTTATGACCGAGCCATGCAACTCACAACAGAATCTTCTCAAGGTCTTGACAGCGCAACAGAAGAATTGAATCGACGTTTGGGAGATGAAGCGGTTCAACTACAACTTGCCGAAACGCGATTAGACAATATGAGAGCCAAGTTGGGTGACGCTCTTATCCCCGCAGTAACAAGGGCAACAAGAGGACAGGCTGATTTCAATGCGGCTTTGGCCGACTTCGTTGGAACAGATTTTGGCGGTGCAACGGCTTCTATCTTCTTCACAATACAGCAATATGCGAGAACGTTCGCACCATTCGGTGAAGCACTTCTCAACATCATGTCATTGAACGTGGCACTAAGGACACAAGAAACCATCATGCGTGGTCTTGGTGGTGTCGAGATTGCACGAGCAAGCGCATATGGTATGAAAAATCAGCAAGAGGCTACCTCCCTTGCCAACCTACGACAAGAACTCAACCTACAAGACCAGATTACATTCAAAAAAATACAAGAGATTCAGATGCAAAAGATGAAACTCGCTTCCCTTCAACAAATTCAAATGGCTATGCAGTTATCTCAATTTACAACAATTGCCTCATTAGAAGTCGAGGAACAACAGATAATGGAGAGGTATAACAAAGAAATCGCTTTGCTGAAAGAAGTCAGCATCTTGAACAAGTTGCATACATCCGACGAGTTCAGAAGGCTACAATTAGCACAAGAGGGACTTGTGAAACTCGATGGAAGATTGACCAAAGAGACACAATTGAGAGAGATTGCTCGACAAACCAATGGTTACAGGATGGAGGGCGTGGCTGTTCAAGAGAAGGAAACGAGGTTGATGAACAACAAACTTTTCTTGCGTAACAGCGATAAACAAGCGCAACTTAATCTCAACAGTCTTTTGGTACAGGAAGAAAACCATAAGAGAACCTTGTTGTCGCTCGGCCATCTTGACAACATCCTCAATGAGAGAGGTGTGCATATCAACCGACAGAAAGACGGCAGTTATCAGTTGGAGATTATGAATCAAGAAAAGGTCATGCAAGGTCACGTTAATGCTGTCAATGCTATCCGACAGAAGAAGGTTGAACTTCTCCAATACACTTTACAAGTTCTGCAAACGGGAAGAATCACAGGACAGGCTAACACAATGGAGATTATGATTCTCAATGCCGCATCAGCCGCAACCGAGCGATTAAGCCAAAGTAACATGAAGAAGGCCAACGTTCAACAAGTGTCGAACGTTATCAGCGAAGAGTCATCGAGAGTTGCTATGAAATTAGCGGCTATGCTCGGTATAGAATCGGATGTACTCCAAAGACTCATCGCTCAACTTCCTATATTCGCCCGTCACACCAATGCGGCAAAGGCGGCAGAAGACGCTATGGCCGCTACATCAATGCGTAACTCACAGGCTTTGATGATGCTGAACGCAAATCTTGGTATCGCATCTATGGGTCTTTCCGTATTCGCACAATTCACCGATGATGCGGAGATGGCGGCAGACCTTATGCAAGCATCTATGGTCGCTATGGGTATCTCAATGGTAGTCAGTACCGCTTCGATGGGTAAGATGGGCGTACAGATGGTCGTTACAGCAGGTCAAACTATGGGTCAAAAAGCGGCACAAGATTCGTTGAATGTGTCAATGAACGCAGGTACGGTGGCCGCAAACAAATTGAAATTCGCTTTGAAATCAATCGGTATCGGATTCGCTTTGGTACTTGGTTCTTATCTCATATCAAAAATCATACCGAACACAAACAAGGCGGGTGAAAGTATTGATGACTTGGCTATGTCCTTTGACCAACTCAAAGGGTCAGCGAGTTTCACAGCCAAAGAACTTGAAGATTACAACCGAAGCATCGAGAACATGGATTTACTCGGTATCGCTGATAGGCAAAAAGAAGTCCAAGAAGAAATCGTTGATTTGGAAAAGCAATACAGAAGCGCAACCAACGAAACGACGAGAGATATTCTAGGCGGGAAAGTGAAAGCATTATCGGCAGAAGAACAGATTTTGCGTAACATTGTAGCACTTAGGGGTGCTGAAAACATAGCGACGGGTAAATTTAGTGAAGCATTCTTAGCCGACCAACTCAATGCGGCAAAGCAATTTAGAACTGTTACTGATGACTATGAAAAGGTTATGGGAACAGAATACATACCTGGATTCCTCGGAATTGATGCGCCAGACTTTTTACAAGATATTCTCACAGAAAGGGATAAAGAAAGAGAAAGGGTCACAAAAGAGATGGAAGACCTACCATTCCTTGACCAAAGATTCCAAGAAGGAACTTTGTTTTTCGATTTGGCTTTACAGGCGGAAAACACTGCTGATTTCATCAAATTGATGGAGGAAGCGGGTATTGCCGTTGAAGATATGTTGTCAGATATGGGAGGATTGGGAGGGTCAATAGAAGATAATTTCATCGGACCCATTGAAGCCGCAAGACAGACCATCGAAGACTTCGGAAATGAGCGAGAAGAATTGTTCTTCGGTATGAAAGCAGGGAATATCACAGGCGATATGCTCAAACAGGTTGTTAATAAGGGAGTTGAAACACTTATTAACACAACAGAATTGATTATGAACAATACGTTCAACGGTATGACAACAAGAGGTGCGGCCAACGAGATTATTCGTTTGGTCGAGGATAGTTTAGCGGAGAAAGGTGTAAACCTTGCAGAATAGGTGAGATAATGGTAAGAAGTGGTAACACAATAGGGACAAATTTTGCTAAGTTTGGATTTTGGCTTTCGGGCTACTACGATGATTTTCAAGGCTCTCGTTGTATCGCTGATGACTCTAATTCACCGTCAGCCGACAACGTCTATGACTCAAACGCTACGCATCACGGTAACGTCTTAAATGGCGAGGCTACTCTCAATCCCCGATACCGATGGTCGGTTCGTGATAGAGCAAACAACAGCGAGTTCTCATCTTCCGAGAACTATCTCCTACTCAACGATGGTATTGCTCGTTGGGCTACAATTGATACTAACAGATTATCGAAGGGTATCAAGTGGGAAGGTCGTTCTCAATTACAGTTCCCTTCGGGGTGGGTACACCCAAACAGACTACGGTACGATAAAGCGGGAGTAGCATCGACAGCAGATACCTTCCTCAAATTCTCAAGCACAAACGACACATCGGCTCGATACATTGTACCTCTCGGTGATACCGACGCATCCTTTGGTCGAAGACCCCCATTCAATTACAATTCTCACAATTGGGGCAACGGAACAAGAGCAGGTTATCCGTCAACGGGAACAGACCCCGACTTCATGCAAACCGCACATCTAACAGGTTGTTGGATGGGAGAAAGAATACAAATCAATGCTTACAGTTCAACTAGCGGTTCGGCAACGGCTCATGAGAATAACCCCGAACGTATCTTCAATCCAATCAAGAGTAAGGCAGGTAAGCCGTTCCTTTGCGTACAAACCTACATGAACGAATTAAACGATAACAGACTCAACAACGTAGGGAATTCGGGCCAATACCGACCTGTAATAGCATACGACGGCTCTTTGAACAGTCGAGGTGATGGAGAATACTTCGGCATCCGTATGGCCACACATTCGATGAACGGATTCTTAGCGATAAATCAACCAAACGGTGTCGCCATCAACGCTGATTCTTCTGTTCCCCCCGAATACGTCATCAAGGTCGGATTCCCTAAGAACACAACCTTTGGAACAACGGGTTCTGGCGGTGGCACACCTGCAATCAATTGGACAATCCGACCCGATGCGGGTCATGGTCTTTCTGCGGTAGTCCCGTTTTACCACATGATATGGGATGCGGGAACTACCGTAACACCTGGCGAGGCATGGTTTGACTTAGATTTCAAGATTGATTACACCAACAACAAATTCAAAGTTTATCACGACGGGACAGAAGTAACAGCAACCAACGCTACTGCGGGTGCGTATAGCGGTGGTTACACACTTAACAACAACACACAGACATCAGCCGCCTTCAAACCGAACGAGATGACGGGATGGGAGATGTTTGTTACGAACTACCTAAGCGGTTCGACAACAGCACACAAAAAGGCTCAAATCAACACCATGATTGACCGAGTAGCCCTTTACAAGCCTCTCACCGACCATTCAGACGGAACGAATTATTCTGCACCCGTCAGCGCATGGAAGTGCAGTATGCCAGCGAACGGAATCAGTCAAGGAAGCATAAAAGTCTTAGATGACTCGGCAACAATATCCCTTACATCCTTATTCACAGACAGCAATATCAGCGATTGGAGGGTGCTTCTCTTCAACGGAAACATCGACAGGCCCATATGGTCATCGGTTATCGAAAAAATGTCGATAAAACAATCAGCAAGTGATAGAACGAGAGAGATTACATTCTCGTTCCGAGATTCGCTTTCACTACTTGACCGTCAAATCGCAACTTGGGAGATTGGACAGATTGGATTTTCAAGCGACGACGTAATCAACGCAAGAACGAGCGAAGTAACCTTGCTGTCGGAAATGATGTATCTTGGTGCGAAGAGGCTTGAGGTAGGAAAACCTACAATCGGATTTGAAAGTAGCGATTACAAAGAACTACACGGACAAAGAACAACAACGAGTAGCGCATTCCCGATTCAGATATACAACAATGAAGATGAATACGGTCCCAACAACGTTGAGAATGAATGGTTAGGGTATTCAATAGTAGGTATTAACAAAGATAGTGCTGGCGATGCTGAAATTTTGATTGAGTTCGCAGGGACTTCGTTTTCGTTGGGCGATAGCGTGGAAGTATTCGGCACAAACGACCACAATGTATCGGGTGCAATCAGCAACGAAAGAACATTGAGTTCAACAGGCTTCCCTGGCCACCAAACACTTAAAATTGTGGGTTTGACATACACTGCCAATTCATCTGCCACCCTTCAAAATATCTCTAAGACGGCCCCATCGGGTTACAATGGCTCGGCTAACGGTATATGGTTCAAATTTAGTTCTCGGCCAAACAGGGGAACAGGAGATGACATAGAAGTAGGCGACAAAATCACTCTTCCCGAATTCGGAGTATCAACATCTGTTGTTCAAGGTGTTTTCACAGTTCTCGCCTATGTGAATCAGGGTGGTAACTTCTATGTCTTGACCGACAGAACAAGAACTTCCGCTCTCAATGTTACTGCTTCCATACCATTTAGTCTCGATAGAGGCTACATATCACCGACAGGAAGTGTGGATTTAGCATACCGTGACCAACATGCCGTTTGGATGCGAGACTTCCCCGATTCAGCGTGGTTTCAGAAACACTTTGGGATTATCAACTCAACGCCAGATGCTACGGGAACGATAGCCGCCAACGTGACAACATCAGACACTAAAATTCAAGTCAGCGCAAATCTTTTGGCCGAGGTAACAAATAACACAGGCGTAGGTCAGATTGTTGATTCTGATGGTTTCGTCGATACATTCACATTCACAGGTGTCGCTGATATGACCAACGAATATCTTATCGGTGTATCGGGGTTATCAAAAGACCATTCAAGCGGTGCTACGCTGAACATATTGACCATTTCAGAAGATTACAAACATTGTTGGGTCTTGTGGTCAGATATGAGAAACAACGGAGATGCCGATGCCGATGGTGGATTCAAAAAGAATACCTTTGGTTTGATGAAGCCAACAGCAGAAAATTATGAGGTTGATATGGTATTGACAGACCAACTAACAGAAGAGGGAAGTTATGATGCCTTCACATCCCTAAAAATCGGAGATGACCTCGACATTTGGGAAATCGACGGAGAGATTGACCCTTCGACAAATGCTGAATGGTCTAAGCCTGTAATTGGTGCTATGTTCCGAATGCAAAGTAGTAGCGGTAATGCAATAGACAGCGATGGAGGAAGGGCGAGAATCATCGGCGCTTCAAGTTCTGGCAGTAACTTCGCAGTAGGCGACCATGTTCATATCATGGAAGCGTCACCATACAACGGAACACACAAAATTTACAGTATAAGCGGAGATAATTTAACGCTTGAAACAACGGCAACGTCGCTTGTCACATTCGACAATACCGTAGGGAATTGGTATCGAAAGTGTGGCGGTTCTTCGGATTATCGAGAATCAAAACTCGCTGATTGGGAAGACAAAGGTGGTGCTTTTATAGTAGTCGATTCCGCAAAATTCTTCAATCTAAATACATTTGCTAATTATGGAAGAACAGGTCAAGAAGCGGGTGGAAGAACAGACTTGGGTGACTTCGTTACAGAATATAGCGGCTTCCCTGTTTTGATTGACAACTATTGGGCGCAAGCGTCAAGTACTAACGCCAACAACGCAACACCCTTTGGATTCCATGAAAATTTCCGACGTTGGCTCATAGACACAGCAGAACTAAACAGAACTATCAATATCGGTGATACTGTCATAGAAGTCAAGGAATCTGTGAGCGATTTGACAAAGTTCGCTGATGAAGGATTCGGTAAAATTATCGCAACTCGTGGTAAAGGTCAGCAAAACACACAAGAAGAGATTTATTGGTATGTGTATCGCGATAAATTAGACACAGCAGTTAATGAAACAGCGACATCTGCCGCATCGAACGCAGGTACGGTTTCAGACCCATTGGTAATCACTTGTAGCGGTGCTGATTTTGTGACTGATGGAGTGAAAGCAGGTATGCGGGTACGAAACGTGACCGCAAAGTGGGTCGCACAAATCACATCGGTCACAGCAACACAAATCACACTATCTAACACAAGCCTATCTGGATTTACAAGCGGTGTGGCCTTGTTCCAAGAAACAGGAAGCACAAGGAGTGATGTTCAAATCGGTGACACCATAAACATACCAAGACAATTATCAGAAGTATATCTTGAATCAGATGCAGGTCGCAAACTAAACAGCCAATCATCCTATGACTTGCTGATGGGTATTCTCGCAGACAACACCAACTACAACAACGGGAGTGCGAGCAAGTTAGAAGTGACCACAACCGCAGGTACGGCAGGTGCTTTTGATAAAGTTATAA